GGTAAGATCAAACTATACTCCCCAGGTACAGGTGAATTGTACGTGGGGCTCTTTCCATATCTGATCGAGTGGTTAGAGCAGAACAACTATGAATATGAAGTAAAGGACAGCAAGTTTTATGGTCTTCCTGTGCAGGAGACTGACAATGTAAATCACCTTGCCATCAAAGGATTTCTAAGAACACTAAACCTTAAGCATCAACCAAGAGACTATCAGGTAGATGCAATCTTCCAAGCAATCAAATACCAACGTAGATTGATCCTGTCACCTACGGCATCTGGTAAGTCCATGATGATCTATGGATTGATCAGATGGCACATGAGATATGACAGACAGATTCTATTGATTGTACCGACCACCTCATTGGTGGAGCAGATGTATAAAGATTTTGAAGACTATGGATGGCAAGCATCGGCATACTGCCACAAGATCTACGGTGGTAAGGATAAGTATGACAAAGATAAACCAGTTGTAATTTCAACATGGCAGTCTATTCACAAAGAATCTAAAGAATGGTTTGACAGATTTGATGTAGTGATCGGTGATGAAGCACATAACTTCCAAGCAAAATCACTGACAAATATCCTCACCAAGATGCATCAGTGCAAACATCGTATTGGATTTACTGGTACGTTGTCAGGTGCAAAGACACACCAGTTAGTTCTAGAAGGATTGTTTGGTAGGGTCAACAAAGTTACTAAGACATCAGAACTACAACGTGCAGGATATCTTTCCAAACTGAGAATCAAAGTGCTTGTTCTCAAGCATCCCAGTCAAAAGTTTGAGAATTTTCAGGAGGAGATGGACTATATCGTTGGGCATGATCAACGTAATAGATTCATCAAAAATCTTGCCAAGGATCTGCCTGGCAATACACTCATCCTATTCAACCTCGTGGAGAAGCATGGAGACCCTCTTTTTGAATTGATAAATAGTAGTATCACAGACAGACCAGTTCATTATGTAACAGGTGAAGTTGATGTAGAAGAACGTGAACGCATTAGGGAACTGACAGAAGATTCTGAACGTTCTCTTATTGTTGCCTCCTACGGAACTTTCTCCACAGGAATCAATATCAAAAATCTTCATAACGTTATATTTGCCTCTCCTTCCAAGTCCAAGATTCGCAACTTGCAGTCTATTGGAAGGGTTCTTCGGAAAGGTGAAAACAAAACAACCGCAACTCTATATGATATTGCAGATGATATTTCTGGTAATCACTACCGAAACTATACTCTCAATCATCTTATAGAAAGGATAAAAATATATAACGAAGAAGACTTTGATTATGAGATCATAGAAGTCAAGTTAAAGGACAAGAATGATTAACTACATTAAAAAAGACGAAGAGTTTCTCGGCGTTATTAAACTACAAACTCGTGAGGAGATCATTGCCAAAGTTTTGGTCTCCGATGAAGATGATGGATCATCAGTAATTTTAATTTCTGACCCAGTAGTTGCTGAAATGTTTAAGAAAAGAATTGAAGATGAAGAAGGAGTGAAGGAAGTTATTGGAGTTACATTTAATAAGTGGATGTCTTTCTCGGATGCAGAATTTTTTGTTCTGAAAGAAGAAGACATCATTACTATTGCACCAGTCTCAGATGAGATGTCTCATTACTACACACTCTTTCAAGTACAAGAATCTGATATCGACGTTGACGAAGTGCAACCATCGGATATCAAGGGGTACAAAGGAAAAATTTCATCCTTTAAAAAGAAATTAGAGAGTATCTATAAGCTCTAAATCTCTGAACCCTCTACAAGGATTATTGTACTCATAATATGGCACGGTGTCAATACCTTGACATTAAGATAATCTCTTGATATAATCTGGTCAAAGGTGATAAAGATAAATGATGTACACCACCATGCCAGCAAAAAAGAAAGAACATTACCTAAACAACAAGGATTTTCTTGCTGCTCTTATCGAGTATAAAACCTCGGTGATTTATGCTAAAAAAAATAATCTACCGAAACCTCGTATCTCAAACTATTTGGGTGAATGCTTTCTGAAGATTGCTACGCATTTGTCATATCGTCCCAACTTCATTAACTACATGTACAAGGACGACATGATTTGTGACGGTATTGAAAATTGTATTCAGTACATCGATAATTTCGATCACAACAAGTCTTCTAATCCGTTTGCATATTTCACACAGATTGTGTTCTATGCATTCCTGAGACGTATTGCCAAAGAGAAGAGGCAACTGGATATTCGACAGAAGATTGTTGACAAACTGGACTACAGTCAGTTATTCTGTGGGGACGTAGATGACGTGGCAGCAATGTCCGACTTCAATAGTATTAAAGAACAAATCAACTCGTCATATTATAATCGATGAAAGTCCTCTTGATTACCGATCAACACTTCGGAGTTCGTAATGACAACCAAACTTTCCAAGAAATTTATAAAGAATACTACAGCACGGTAGTCATTCCTTTCATCAAAAAGAATAAGATCAAGAACATCATCTGTCTAGGTGACACCTTTGACAAGAGAAAGTCTATCAACTTTCAGTCTCTAGATGCAGCAAAAGAGATGTGGTTTGAACCACTGAGAGAACTGGATGTCAATCTGTGGATGCTGGTAGGCAATCATGACATTTACTACAAAAATACTGTAGATGTCAATGCACCAAGTCTTCTTCTAGATCAGCAATATCACAATATCACGGTGATTGATAGTGTTCGGGAAATTAGTATTGATGATACTAAGTTCTTGATGATGCCTTGGATCTGTGATGACAACATAAATGAAATCATGTCTGCTATCAAAAAGACTGAGAGTAAGATCTGCATGGGTCACTTAGAACTTAAAGGTTTCATGGCACACCCTGGTTATGTGCATGAGCATGGACTTGACATGGGTATGTTCAGCAAGTTTGATTTAGTATGCTCTGGTCACTATCACACTAAGTCAACCAATGGAAATATCAACTATCTTGGTAATCCATATCAGTTGTATTGGAATGATGTCTATGATGATCGTGGATTCCATGTTCTAGATACAGACACTAAGAAACTCAAGTTCTATAAGAATCCATACAACACCTTTGAAAAGATTGTTTACGATGATGGTGTTGATGATCTGCCAGAACTCAAGAATCGATATGTAAAACTTATTGTGCAGAAAAAGTCAGACTTCCACAAGTTTGACAACTTTGTCAAATCACTGTATGATATGGGAGTTGCAGACCTTAAAATTATTGAGGATCTGACTGTCGAACTATCTGATCTCGACGAAGATGTTGAGACTGAAGATACCTTGACTCTTCTTGAAAACTATATTCAGGAATTTGAAACTGATATAGATAAGGGGATGGTTACAGATATCGTCAAGTCTCTCTACCAAGAAGCTGTAGCACTATGAATATGGTTTATATTCTTATCTCTGAAAAAAAGGGTGGTGTTTATGCTTCCATGAACAACATGACTGGTCAAAAAGTCGTGCAAATGTTCACGCATGAAGATGACGCAGAACGTTTTCGTATTCTTTTAGAAGCAGACGATAAGAATGAAGATCTGAAAGTGCAATGCACAGAACAAGAAACTGTAATCAATAACTGCAAAGTGTTTGGATACAGTTATACAATTGTAGACTCTGACGAATTTATTATCCCAACATGATTGTCTTTGAAAAAATTCGGTGGAAGAACTTCCTGAGTACAGGTAACCAGTTCACCGAAGTGAAGTTGAACCCACAGAGAGGAACACTCATTGTAGGGCAGAATGGTGCTGGCAAATCTACCATCTTGGATGCGTTGTGTTTTGTACTGTTCAACAAACCGTTCCGTAAGATTAACAAACCCCAACTAGTAAACTCTATCAATGAGAAGGATTGTCTCGTAGAGATTGAGTTTACGATTGGTAAGAATGAGTATAAAGTTGTACGGGGTATCAAACCTAATAAGTTTGAGATCTATCGTAACGATAAACTGATTGATCAAGATGCTGCCTCAAAGGACTATCAGGCATATCTTGAGAAGAATATTCTGCAACTGACTTACAAGTCATTCACTCAGGTTGTGATTCTTGGTAGCAGCACTTTTGTTCCTTTCATGCAACTGCCTGCTGCCCACCGTCGTGAGGTGATTGAAGATCTGCTAGACATTCGTATCTTCTCCACCATGAACAATCTGTTAAAGGATCGGTTCAAGATGAACGAGGTTGAGTGTCGTTCTACTGATCGTGACATTGTGTTCAAGAAGCAGCAGATTGAGATGCAGGAAGAACACATTCAGGAAGTCAGAGCAAACAATAGAGCACGTATTGATGCTGCAAAGCAGAAACGTGAGAGTCTGTCTGAAGAGATTGATATGCTTCAGATGCAAGTAAAAAATCTCAATTACATCTATAAAGAAAAAACTGAGCAACTTGGTGATCTCACTGAAGCAGTCAAGACAATGGATCAGATGAAGTCTATCCGTT